CCATTCTTAACCTGATTCAGGCAAACGCCGAAATCGCTAACCTCAAGAAAGAACTTGAGGCAAGCGCCGCAAGCGTTGAGCAAATGAACGCAAGCGTCGAAGAGCTTAAAGCCTTACACGCAACCGAGCTGGAGCAAATTAAAGAAGCTCATTCGGTCGCACTTAAAGACGCAAACGCCAAGGTCGAACTTTTGACCGAGGCAAACGAGATTCTCGAGAAAGAGCAAAAGAGCGCATCCGAGCAAGCTGTCCAAGTGCTTGCATCAGTTGGCGTAGAGCAACCGGTCGAGGAAGCCGCCCCAGAGCCAAAGGTTGAGCAATCAATCGACGAACTGTGGGCCGAATACAAGGCGATTAAAGACGCTAAAGAGCGCCGCGCCTTCTACACCGAAAACATAAAACCTCGACTGTAATATCATGCCCACCAACCAGTTAAATGGAATTAATCTGGCGCAAATAGCCGAGTCCACATTGGACTATATGAGTTATGAGTTCGCCCCGTTGAATGCCATCACCCGAGACTTCTCGGAAGACATCGCCCAACAAGGCGAATCGGTCACCACTCGAGTTCCCGCGTCTGTCAACGCAGTGGATTTGTCTAGTGGTTATACTGCCCAAAACTCCCAGACAACCGCGAAGCCTATCAACCTAGATTCGTTTTTCGGCTACGTATATGGGTTCAGCGACGCAGAAGTTTCTAAAGCTGGAAACTTCGATTGGCTTAAAAACATCTTTATGGCTCCGGCTCTTGAGGCTGTTCAAAACAAGCTGATGGATAGCCTTGGGGCGCTGATCACGACTTCCACATTTTCCAACACGCCGATCACACAGGCAGCAAACGGATTTGATGCCGATCATGTGGCTGATCTTTCAGCGAGTCTAAGCAACCAGAAGGCCCCCCGTTCGGAAAGAGCCTTGGTCTTGGGCAGTTCTTACGTGTCAGCACTGCACAAAGACACCGCGATCGTTGACGCCTCTCAGTATGGTGATGATCGAGGAATCAAAAATCATGCCGCGATGCGTGTTCACGGGTTCGACATCTATGAATACAACGACATTTTGGCAAACGGCACCAGTTACGTCGGCGGATACGCTTTGCATCCTTCGGCTTTGATTATGGCCGCCCGCCAACCTGCGACACCTTCAGACCCCGGTCTAGATGTGGTTAACACCTTAACCCCCAACGGGATGCCCATCCAGTTCCGGTCGTGGTACGATCCCGATGGAGGTCTTTACAAGGTCTCCCTTGGTGTTCTTTATGGCGTAGCAGTCGGGAACACCAATGCGTTGACCATTGTAAAAACGCAGAATTAATAAATTAACATATGCCGACCAACACGTTATCGGGGATCTCGCTTGATGCGATTGCCGACAAAACTCTAGACGTTCTTTCGAGTCGCTTCTTTGAGCTTTCACGGTTCACAAGAGATTTTTCGACGGACATCAAGGACAAGGGCGCGTCTGTCAAGACGAGGCTCCCCGGTAACGTGTCGGCTGTAAACTTGGACAATGGTTACATTGCCCAAAATTCAAGCACTACCGAAAAAATAATCACACTCAGCGAATACCGCGGGTATGTGATCGGGCTAAAGGACAAAGAGGTTAGCTTTGCAAAGTCGGTTGAGTGGCTTGAAAATATTTTAATCAAACCGGCCGTTGAAGCTACTGTTCGAAAAGTGGTCGATGATTTGTTGAGTTTGGTCACGGCCTCGAGCTTTACAAATGCCATCACGGTAACGGCTCAAAACTTTAACTCAGACAATCTTGCTGATGCCGCCGCGACTCTCTCAAACAACAAGGTCGGAAAGTCTTTGCGATCCGCTCTTGTTGGATTTGATTACTTTTCATCACTGCAAAAGGATGAAATTCACATAACTCCGGCCAAGGCATACGGAGGGCCGCAAGCGATTCAAGATCATGACGCGCACATGATTCACGGAATTGATGTGACCGGTTACGAGGGTATTCCAGCAAACAACGAAAACCTCGAGGGAATTATTGCTCATCCAAGCGCCTTGTTGATTGCAGCAAGAACCCCGGCGCTTCCTCCGGGTCCAAGGGTGGACAGCGTGAACCGAATTACTGAACACGGGCTTCCGCTTCAGTTCCGCCATTGGTATTCCAGAAATTTGGGCTTACACAAAATCAGCGTTTCGGTCCTTTACGGGACAAGTATCGGCTTGGGCGATAGCTTAATCAGAATTAAAAGCGCATAAATTTAAAAAAATGATAGCTAAACCATCCTTCACGATTGGGATCAAGGAATCGGGCGAAATCGACATTTTAAAGATCGGGTCCGCCGAGGATTGCAAGGAGACCTTGCTTGATGAAACCAAAACCCCATCGGGCAAATACGTTCAACTGCAATATTACAGGAAACCTCCTTACTCTAAGCGGCGAGACATCAAGACTCAGGCCGCGGAGGCAACACCCAAAAAGAAGCGCGGACGCAAGTCCGAGGAATAATCATACCCGTCTCAAGCTGGCTTGACATCGCCTCGTCTGCATATGCGCGGGCGAGGCGTTTTTAATCAATGGCAACCTTACGACTAAAAGAACTTAGAAGCGATTACCTTTACGAATTCGCGTGGTCCAATGCCATTGATACGTGGTTCTCGATTGACCCAACATCCGATGGGCAATACATCGAGCTTCCTGTTGACGGAACAAACCGAATTGTTGTTCGGGTTACATCAAATCAAGCCGAATTTGGATCGACGGCATACCTGATTCAAAAGGGGGTTTTTAACCCCGTAATTCCCGGGACACTTTGGCAAAATTACAAATATATTCAACTCAACGTTGCCGATGGTTCGGGAACATTTCGAGTCGACTCCTACGCCAACAACTACTCGGACCCGGCTCACGCCTTGGTTGAATCGGGCTCGATTATCGA